AAGATCTGTATTCTCTACATCTTCATTTGCTAAATTAGTTGGTTCTTCAGGTATATCCTCATCTACACTTGGCTGCGCCTCGTCACCTGCAACATTTAAAGGCATTAGGGTAGCAGGTACTAATAAACTATCTGCGCCAGGTATTGGTTCATAACCTAATTGTTCTCTAGCTTCGTTTCTTGTTAAAATCCCATTTTGAACACCTTGTGTAACAGACTCAAATACTCTTGTTCTTTGCTCTGCCATTGCAGGTATAGAGTCAATATCGTATCTAAGTTCTAAATCATCACCAAACCTAGGTACTAACCACTCATTCATATCAGATTGTATTCTATCTAATAGTGGTATGATTGTTTCATTAAATAAAGCTAGTTTAGCTTCAGCAAAGTTTGAATAAGTTTGTGCATCTGGTATTCCTATAAGCTGTGATGGTACACCAAAAATTAATGCAATATCTTTTGCTGACATATTTTTAAGTTGTATAAAGTCCATATCTTTTGGACTTAGACCCATTTCTTTCCAATCAAAGTCACCCTCTAACAACATTGGTTTACCTGCATTACCTGTTCCGCTAAATCTTTGTGTAAGGTCATTCATAAGTTGGTTTCTTTGTAAATCAGATAATTGTATTTGCGCACCTGTTGGGTCTTTTGGTTTGAATATAACTGCACCACTTGGCCTTGCACCATTTTGTAATAAATTAACATTGTGTTTGTTAGCTAGGTTATGTTGGTCAATATCTGTTGCAGCAGATGATATAGGTGATAACCCATAGTAATCATCCATTGGATTAAATAATTTTATATGTTTAATTTTTGATTTACCTGAAGCAGGATCTACTCCATAACTCTCAATTGTTTGACCACTAATCACATAATTGTAAGCATCAGGTATTGCTCTTCTTGAACCTTTAATTCTAATTCTATCAGGTCTTAATGTATAAAGTTCTACAGGCGGTACATTATCTGCACCACTTTCTAAAATGTAGCTGTTACCTGAAATCAACAAATATGAATATAAACTCTGAAAAAATTCTACTTGTCCTTGGATAGGGTTTGGATTGTATAATAAATCCAATAGTGGGTGTTCTTCTAAAAGTTGGTCACCCCTAAACAACTCTATTGAAACTCTACTTGCGTTGTTAGCTATTAGGTCAATACATTTTTTTACAATTGCATTTTCTGTATAGCCCTCTGTAGCTAATTGGTCGTATCTAGTTTTTTGTTGGTAGTCTACACCAAGGTTGTTATAGTAAACAACAGGTGCTTCTTTAACTTCTTGTTTTGATTGTGGTTTGTTTTTTACAAATACATTTTTAATGTCGTCAAATATTGCCATTAACTTACTCTCCAATATGCGCTGCCACTTCTTAGACTCAAATCTGTTAATGCCCAAACCAAAGCATCTAATCTATCAGGAGAGCCAATGTAACTGACAGGATTATAATTACACATTTGATCTTCCAAAAAAGGAAGCGACTTTTCATGTTTAACTCGTTTTTGTTCATACAATGCACTCACAGGTTCTGCTCTCAAATATTTCCCCTTTGTAGCTCTTACACTACTGTATGGAACATTAACATCTATATCCCTTATCACTTTTTCAACAAGATCGCCACCATTATTTACTTCAGCGATTATTCTATCTGCATCGTATTTATAAAAATTTTCTATTGCGACTCTAGCCCAGGCATTAGGACTATATTTACCTGATAAATCTTCTCTTATGTAAAAATTTTTTTCAGGTGTAATAGATGCAACTATAATTCCTGTTTCGTTACTTCCTTTTGAATGTGTAACTGCAGGGTCAATTGCAACAACTGTTCTTGAATATTGTTGAGGTTTTTCGCCACTTTTAACTAAAGCATTTTGTATCATAGCTCTTGTCCATAATGCACCCTCTACATCTTCTAATACTTCAGCAAATAATTCTTGCCTACCTAATCTTGTTCCCTCGTATTTTTCTTTTAATTTATCTACAGCTGAGGCTGCAAGGTTTGCAACATTATCAAATGTGCTACCTCTAGTAATATGTATATCTTTTGCTTTTAAGAGTCCTTTTACAAGATCTGTAGGCTTAGGTGTTGTTGTAATTATACATTGAGGTTTATCACCTAAACGCAAACCAAACAATAATTGGTCGTATGTTTCCGGGTCTCTCCAACTGCCCAGCTCATCACACCAGGCTCTATGAAACTGGGGACCACGCAATCTGTCTGGCTGCTCTGCAGAAAAAGTTTTGTAGATAGTGCCATTGTTGAGTTTTAGCTCACCAATACTTCGGTTCCAGTTTTCGACCAGGCTAGGATCTATACAGCTTAGGAGTCCTGATACCCCCTCAATACAAGTATCCCTACCATCACCAAATGTTGGTGTTACTATTGCTATCCTAGAATTAGGCTTTGTAAGGCCATAAAAAGCTACATCTTGCGCCCCTGTACGAGTTTTACCCCAGCCTCTACCAGCCAGGACAAGCCAGGTGTTCCAGTCGCCTTTAGGAGTCTTTTGGTTGCTCCTTGCTGTTTTCCACCAATTCAGTTGGTTTAGTAATATTTTTTGGTTCGGTATATCCAATCTCGTCAAATACTCGTCGGATTTCAATAAGTTGCTTTTTATCATCAAAGAGTTTTTCACCATCCTTACCTGTTATTTCTAGGTGGTTTTTCTCTCGCCACCCTGCTTGTGTTTTAAGCCAAAATATTTGTGCTGTTACATTACCATCTTTTGCGCTTTTGAAAAGAGCCTGGCTTACTATTGCATTAGCTTTAGCCTTACTAATATCTAACTCCTCCCTATAGTGTTTTCTAAGTGTAGGCTCAGATATTTTTAAAACCCTAGCTATTCTTGATTGTGGCACACCTGCAATTACTAAAGCCTCTACATTTTTTGCATCTGATTCGGTTCTATTGTATTCAGGTCGCCCTGGAGTTGTATTATCCATACCCTTTTTTATATCCGAAAAATATTATTTTACCAAGGAAATTAATAGTTTTTCATACATTTTGAGGTTGAAAATAGCACATATACACAAAAATAATTATGTTCCTGCCTTGTTCTAGTAATAATAATTATTAGAATCTATTAGAAACTATTGACTCAAAGCATAGAATCGATGTAGTATTAGTTATGAGAAAAAACATAGATAAATGGACAAAGGGTAAAGCAATAACATTTGTTTTTGTTTTATTCTTTTTATACTTAATACTAACTAAATAAGGAGAGAAAATGCAAACAACATATACAATACATTATACTAAGCAATACTCTAACGAGGTACACACAAAAGTAGTGACTTGTGATAATGGCAACTTAAAAGGTTTGTTTTTAGAAGTAGACAAACTTAAAAGTAAAGAGTGTTTATACAACGATAACATTTTAGATATAGCGCAAGGGAGTTTAGCATAATGGGTAATTTAATAGGTAAACAAATTTGGGTTAAGCCTACAATTTGTAAAAGTGAAATAAAGTATTGCGATAAAGGTAATTTCTTTTACGCAAAATGGAATGAGAGTGGCACTCAGCATATTATGGCAAAACACACATACGATGAAGTTTGCCATGGTTTAGAAAAACAAGGCTACGATATATTAAATGAAGATGGGTCTTTATTTGATTATAGAGAGGGGGCATAATGGCAAAAAGTAAAAAAGTAAAAAAACATACATTAAATCAATATAGAATTGATGAAAGAGTATGTTTAGAAAAAGCATATACCAAAGGGAAAGCAAAAGGTTTAAAAGGTGATAAACTTTTTGACTTTGCAGAAAAAGAATCTTTGGAACAATGGGAAAACAGAGCAATATAACAAAAAAAAGGAGCAATAAAATGAAACTAGAGTTAAAAAACATAAAAGTATGTAAGTGGGCTAGTGAAGAAACACATTGCTATCAAGCAGTAGTGTATGTAAATGGCAAACCTGCTATTGAAGTAAGTAATGAGGGGCATGGTGGTGAAGATAATCAAGACCCAATTGAAACTTCTAAAAGAGATATTGTAGGTGAGGTAAATACATGGTGCGAAAATAACTTACCTAAGTGGGAAGCAAGTGATGGCGAAATGCTACCTACATGTTTGGCTATATGGTGTTGTGATGAAGTAAATAAACACTTAGTTCAAAAAGCACATAAATCATCTTTTAATAGAAATATTAAAAAGAAAATTATGGATGAGATAAAAAGATTAAAATCTCAATGTAATGGTGCACCACAATTTTCAATAGATGCTTCTTTACCTTCTCTAAATGTAAACTTCGCAATATTTTATTTTATTAAAGATATTTTGGCACTAGTAGGGGACTAAAAGGTAGATGAAAAAAAAGCAAAA